TCCCCCATTTCCTGATTGGCAAGCTTTGACAATTACTAATGGAAAGACTTCAAGACTATGGTGGAGCTATACTAATCGTGATTACACTGCTGGTAGTGGACATTCTGATAGTGTTATAAATTATCAAACAACCGCTGATTCAATCATACTAACTGGAACTGACCTTCAGGTGTATATGCAAGCAGATGATGGTGGAGCTGCTTGGCCTTTACGTACGAATTTAGATCATAATGCTTTATTGACAGTTCCTTTCTATCCAATCTCAGAGAATTTTACTATCGATTTTAATGTAACTTTTGGTGGCGGATGGCGGCGTACATCGAATGTTTCAACTGGGATTTCCAACCCTTCTACTTATCCTACAGATGAAGGTAGTTACTTTTTTCAATTTAATCATACACCTGGTAGTAATATAGCGAATAACCCACCTTTAACTGATTTACAAGGTTCAAATCCATATAAACCTCAAGGTCTATTTGGATATGTATATCATCAACGAAGTCAAACTAATGGAACAATTGTAATGTATAAACATGTTCAAGCAAACTCATATAATAGACTATCAGTAACATCTTCCCTTTCAATAGGACCAGTTGGTAATATGCAGGTTGCTTTTTCAATTACATGCACTAATTCAGTAATAAATATGACAGCAACAGCAGTTGATGGTGGTGGGTCTCGTTCACAGACATTTGAAGTATTAACTTATGTGAGTGGTATTAATCCAGAGTTTTATTTAAGATTTGGGATGGGTGCTAATGGGCTAATGACAAACAATTTAACAATTTCGAATATCATGATTACACGAGAAAGTATTTAATTATCAAATCCATAAATTGTCCAGAGATATCTTTTAATTATATATAAGCCATCATATATTATAAAAAATACATTGATATCTGCATAGATGTATAAGAAACTACATACATTAGTGTAAAATAACATATATGTGTATATTCTAGTAGTATTATAAGAATATGTTAAGGATTTAATTTCATCTTGTTGAGTGATATTAGTAAGTTTCAAAAGTTTTATTTCATTAATTTGTTTTTCACACTCAACATATTTTGTATTTAGATCAAGTTGAATAAAATGCAAACGTTCTTCTGTTTTTTCAGAGATTGCAGTTAGTTTGGAAAGTTTAGACCATAAAACTTGATTATCTTGATAAATTCTATCGCTTGCATTTAATACAGTTGTTTTTTTTGCAGTTTGTTTACGTTTTTTCTCAATTGGTAATATTTCATCATCTGTATCACTACTAGTATCAGAATCAGAATGATTAATAGGTACATTATCATCTGGAATATCAATTGATTCCTTTTTGTTCATTAAATCAGCTAAAATTGACAGTTGTTCTTTAGTAGTATTTTCAGTAATTTTTCTAGCTTCTTCAAAACCAAATCTTGGGTTTTCCATATAAAAGTATATGATAATTTATCTTTAAGTTTAAGAATATTATATGTACTTAGAAACTGCATATTTAAGGTCATCAAATTTCATCTTATGAAATTCTGGGATACCTAAAAATTTTGCATAAGCACGTAATTCTTTATATGTTGTTAATTCTGCATGGGGTTCTGGTAAAGGTAAAATTGGTGTTTTTATTTCAACTGGTGATGGTGGTGGTGAACATATGTCAATAATAGGTGATGATGGTGGTGATTTATTATTGTAATATCTCCCAAAAATGAATCCAGTTATGAAAAAAAAACCGTTTTGCCACATTAAATTATTAAATTATTAAATATTTAAAGCTTTAAACACTTGTTTTAAAATTTCACATAGTACATTAACAGTAATACTATTACCAGCTTGTTTATAAATTTGAGAATCACTGACAACTTTTTTAAAAGAGTTAGGAAATCCCTGCAGACGCAAACATTCTTGTGGGGTGAATTTACGTCGCAATTTTGTAATATAATAATCACATCGAGTAGCTTTAAGACATGGTGAAATATTTTGCATTATTGAAGAAAATTGTGGACTTGCTCCTACATCAATAATATAATATGATTTAGATATGTCAATACCTTTTGCATTATATTTCTCAAAAAAATTTTTGATTGTGTTGGATTCAAAATTACTTAATGGGTACTTAATAGCAGATTTATCTAAAAATTCTGAAATATGAGGTATTGGTTTATTATAAGGTTTTGGAAATTCAAACTGTTTTTTTTCAAAATGTTTTTTGATACCTACAATGAATATTCGCTCACGATTTTGAGAAACACCAAAATTTTTAGAATTTAATAGTTTATAATGAATATTGTAACTTTTAAGAGATTTCAATTTTCTTAGGATTGTAGAAAAAGTGTTTCCTTCATTATGATTAAGTAAACCTTTAACATTTTCTAAGATGAATACTTTTGGTTGTGCATTTTGAATATGCTTAAATCCTTGAAAGAATATATTACCTCGTTCATCATCAAAACCTAGTCGTTTTCCAGCAGATGAAAAACTTTGACAAGGAAATCCTAGAAAATAAAAATCGGTATAAAGTGCATTCTTATGTTGACGACGAATATCATCAAAGAAAAATTGCGGATTACAATTAGCCATTATAGATTTTTTTGCATGTGAATTAATATCACAAGAAAATACATGTTTTATAGGAACTCTTAACTTTTTAAATGCAAAAATAGGAGCATCAATTCCACTACAATCAGTACCAACTGTAATTGGTTTTATCATATAATTAAAATCTATTTTATATATAGAAAATGTATAACCATGTGCAAGATTGGGATAATATAACTTTAAGAAATCATAAGAAAACTCCTTCAAATACTGAAACAGAATGTATTAGAAAACCTAAAAATAATTACCAAAAAGATATTGATTGTGAAACAAATCCAATAGTACGTATTTCATCTGATTTTAAAAGAAAGATTATATCAGCTAGAATGAATTGTGTACATAACACTACACAAAAGCAAGGATTGACTCAAGATGAATTTGCAAATTTGATTAAAGTTAAAGCAGTTGATATCAAACTTCTTGAAAGTGGGAAAATGGAAATGAAAAAGGCAAAACAAATTGCACTTGCAATCGAAAAACACCTAAAGATTAAAATATTATAGAATTAAAAGAATGGCTCAAGTTGAAATAATTATAGGTCCAATGTACTCTGGTAAAACTACAGAGTTGATAAGACGTTGCAGTAGATATCAATCGATAGGCAAAAATGTAACTGTTATTAATCATTCATTTGATACAAGATGTGATGCAAATGAAATATCAACACATAGCAAAAATACATATAAAGCTGTCAAAACAGAGAAACTTTTAGATTTAGACTTACTGCCTATGCCAAATATTATTGGAATTGATGAGGCGCAATTCTTTCCTGATTTACTTCAATTTGTTAAATATTGTGAGCAATTCAAATGTGTTATTATCATTGCTGGATTAGATGGAGATTTTCAGCGCAATAATTTTGGAGGAATACACAAATGTATTCCTTTATGTGATTCTATTGTAAAGTTAAATGCAATGTGTTGTGTATGCAATGATGGCACACCTGGTTGTTTTACAAAAAAAGTAGATTCTAATGATAAAACGTTAATTGATATTGGTGGCAAAGACAAATTTATAGCAGTATGTAGAAAACATTATTTTTAAGCTTTCCATTTCTTCCCACAATTTAAACAAGTAACAAAATTAGTCATTGGTTCATCAGCACCTCGTGTTTGCAATGAATAAAATGTAGTATTTTGCGATTTGCATTTATTGCATTTAAACATTCCGCATCCATTATTCATAACTTCTTGAAACTTTGATTCTGCCAATAGTGCATTATTCTCTTTATTCTTCAATTTCAAATATACTTGTTGATGAAGTTCAGGAAAAATTTGAAAATTTGTAAGAAAAGGAACTTGTGAAATCTTGATAGTTTTTTCAATTATTTTTGTTAAAAACTTTAGATTGCTTTCGTTTTTCAAATTGAATATAACATTGCGTGCTGTTTGATTGTACTTATTGCGAAAGTCTATGTTTTCCCATTCACATATTTGACCATTCTCTTCACATTTGTCTATTGTTTTATTCAATACTCCTTTTTCTAAATTTTGAATTGATTTTGTAGTATTCTTTAATATATCTAAATTTCCAAATATTGTTCGTACATGTTTTCTTTGTTCATCAATAGTTTTTACAGGTGCTTTATTTGTATTCTTTCTGTTTTCAGCTAATTGTTTATGTTTTTTTAACATTTTATTAAATAATTTATCCATTGTTGGCGCCAACGTTGGTTCCTTAACCTGAGATAAATATACATATCGTCCATCAGCTCCAATCTCATTATTTTGATTAGCCCCCATTTACTTATTTGATGGTACGTTCTTTAAGTAATTAAAAAGTTGTTTATGATTTGGGAATTTATTCAAAAAGTTTTTTTTAAGCCCATATTTAGATAGTTCAGTTTGAGCCATCATACTTCCAGGACATTGATAATATGTACTTGCATAAAATTTAAATAATGGATCTTTAACATCAACTACTTTGAGTTTAATATTTTTTTTTAAAACAATACTTGCAGTTTTTGTTTTGCGTTTTCGTGATTCTTTTATACGTTCACATAACTCTGATTTTGTTCCAGATATTTTCAGTCCTTTTGCTTTTAACATTTCTTTCAACTCTGCAATCTTATAACTTGAACAAGGTTTGCTTTTAATCATTATTTTATCCATAAATATACAAATTAATTTTTTTTTCATGATGCTGATATTTTATTATTTTGTTATTTTATTATGAACAAAAATAAATTTTTGACTTGTTTACCAGTTATTAGCGATATCATAAAACAGCATAGACAAAAACAAAACTCAGAATTAGAGAACATTAAATTGGAAATTGAAAAGTTAGTGAAACAATATAATAGAGAATCAAATTTAAAATATGCAATAGAAATGAAACAGTATGTCAATACTAAAAATACTCAGAATAAAATTAAAAAAGTTATTGCACAAATAAAAAACGCACAGACATCTAGAAATGTTAATCGTGCACAACAAATTAATTGTGCACAAAAAGCATATGAAAATTTAAAGTCAACTTTGATATTTCAACATGTAGCCTTTCAAAAGATATATGGAAGAAAAAGAAGAAAAACGAACATTTAAAGTCAAATTTAGTATTGCAACATGTAGTCTTTTAGAAAAGATTTAAAGGAAAATGAAATTTTATTATTTTATAATGTCTGCAAAAGCTGAAATACTGCAAAGCAAAAGTAATAATGTTGAAGTTAATAGTCAGGCTGAAGTAGTATTTAGGATTTAATATTTTTCTTCTTTTGTTTTTGACATTTAGCTTTAATTATTTCTGCTTGTTTCAATATATTAAATAAATTTTCATATTCTCTTGAGCGCTTTTTACCTTTTTGATAAAGATACTTTTTAATATTTTCAGTTGAATTTGGAAGCTTTTTATTGTAATAATTTTTCATTTTATTACGTACAGCTCTTAAATCCTTTGCAACGTTTGCTTTGCCATAAAGCTCTAATATCTTCAATATTGTATCTTGCGTCTTTTCATTAGAGTTATTGAATTTGAGTCTCCAATTGGACCATTCGTTTTTTATATTAGTCTTGCTGACATGAATAATTTCGTTGTTGATTAGCGTGTTATAATGGAATCGTGTGTTTTGTTTTGAATTCGCACAGGACATTATAATAATAAAAAATAAAAAATTAAAATCCCATTTGAAACAGCATATGTTGAAACGTAATTTAATTAAATTTTATCTATGTGTATTTTATTATTTTATTATTTTATGTTGAAACGAGGACGTAATAATTGTAAGAATAACAATAATAAGTTTCCAAAAAGACAAGAATTAACTGTAAGTGTCTTGAACTTAACTATCGAAAGCACTCATAAACAAGTAATGAATACATTCAAAACTTTCAACAAATGTTATAAAAATAACACAAGTCCTAATGCGCGTATGAAGCATTTTATTAATAACATTATGAAAAATACAATAAACTCATTATATTCAAATAAAAATAAGCAACCTATTACAGAGAATAAATTGATTATTATTGCCAAAAAATATCTAAAAATACAAGAACTGCTAAATACAACTTTAAATCAGTTAAAATCAGTCAGTAATAATAATGGAATAGACATTATAACTGGTGCAACTATTATATTAAATAACATATTTAATGCACGTAATATTAATAAGATTTACCAAATAGAAATAAATCCCAAAAATGCTAAGTTTGAAATGACGGCTAGTCAATTATATAACTTTTATCAAATGTCATCAAATAGTAAAAATAGTAATAATAAAATAACTTAAAAGAAACAAAATATATTAAGATACAAAATGGTAGCAATTGGTATTGATTTAGGGACAACGTATTCAGCAGTTGGAATATGGAAAAACGATCGTGTTGAGATTATTGCAAATGATCAAGGAAATAGAACTACACCATCATATGTAGCTTTCACTGATAGTGAGAGGCTTATTGGTGATGCTGCAAAAAATCAATCTGCAATGAATCCCAAAAACACTGTTTATGATGCAAAACGTTTGCTTGGACGTGCATATGATTCTAAAGAAGTGCAAGAAGAAGTTAAAAATTTAATGTATAGTGTGAAAGATGATTCTAATAAACCAATAATATCTGTAAATTATCTGGGAGAAGAGAAGACATTTGCACCTGAAGAGGTATCAGCAATGGTATTGACAAAGATGAAAGATATTGCAGAGTCATTTGAAGGAGTTAAAATAACTGATGCTGTTATTACAGTTCCTGCGTATTTCAATGATGCTCAACGCACATCGACAAAGGATGCAGGAACAATTTCTGGTCTGAATGTTTTACGGATTATTAATGAACCAACTGCTGCGGCGATTGCATATGGACTTGATAAGAAAGAAAGTCCTGGTGAGAAAAATGTACTCATATTTGATTGTGGAGGTGGAACACATGATGTATCACTTCTTACAATAGACGAGGGTATATTTGAAGTTAAGGCGACTGCAGGTGATACACATTTAGGAGGTGAAGATTTTGATCAATTGTTACAGGATCATTTCATTAATGAATTCAAACGCAAGAATAAGAAAGATCCTTCTAACAATTTACGTGCAATTCGCCGTCTCAAAACAGCATGTGAAAAAGCAAAACGTACATTATCAGCATCTGCAACAGCTTCTATTGAAATTGATTCTTTTCATGAAGGAATTGATTTTTTCAGCAATATAACTCGAGCAAGGTTTGAGGAATTATGTAGTTCTGTATTTCAACGTGCAATGACACCAGTTGATCAAGTGTTAAAAGATGCAAAGCTAAGCAAAGGTGATATACAAGATGTTGTACTTGTTGGTGGTTCAACACGAATCCCAAAAATTCAACAATTATTGAGTGATTATTTCAATGGGAAAGAGTTATGCAAAAGCATAAATCCTGATGAATGTGTTGCATATGGTGCAGCAGTTCAAGCTGCAATTCTAACTGGTGATACAAGTGAAAAAATCAGTGATTTATTATTGTTAGATGTCAGTCCATTGAGTTTAGGACTTGAAACCGCTGGAGGTGTTATGACCAAACTTATTGAACGCAATACAACAATTCCAACTAAAAAGACACAAGTATTTAGTACTTATAGTGATAATCAACCAGCTGTAACAATTCAAGTGTTTGAAGGTGAACGTGGACAGACAAAACATAATAACAAATTAGGTGAATTTACACTAGATGGTATACCACCGGCTCCAAGAGGAGTCCCTCAAATTGAAGTGTCGTTTGATATTGATGCAAATGGTATTCTGAATGTATCTGCAGTAGAAAAAGGAACAGGTAAAGAAAACAAAATCACAATTACAAATGATAAGAGTCGTCTCTCTAAAAGTGATATTGAGAAAATGGTTCAAGAAGCAGAAAGTATGAAAGATGAAGATGCAAAAGTGCTTGCACAAATTGAATCTAGAAATGAACTTGAAAATTCAGCTGTAAGTGCAAAAAATAAAGCAAATGAATCTAATATTTCTGAGGAAACCAAAAATCAAGTAATCACTAAAGCTACAGAAATTTTAGAATGGGTTAATGATAATCAAAGTGCATCTAAAGAAGAATTAGATGATCGTAAAAAAGAATTTAATGAATTTGTTACACCGCTTTTAGCTACTGCATCTCAATCTCCACCAGAAACAACAACTGAACCAAAAGAGTCTGATATTAATAATAATAATGGACCTACTATTGAAGAGGTTGATTAATTTTTTTAAGTATTGTATAAGACAATGAAAAAATTTAAACATTCATCAAAAATTCCATTACCAAAAAAAATTTATAAAATAAAAGCAAGAAATAGAAATATAGATAAAATTGAAACAAAATTAAATAAAGAGGCATATGATGCATGTTTATTAGCCTCTCAAGATGTAAGTAATTATACAAATATTGAAAAATGTATTAGTTTGTCTACAGAATATGCTACATTTATATGTGATCCTGAAGATTCTTATTAGATCCTATTTTTTCATTGAAATCACGTTCATATAACCGTCTTATCCATTTATGTTTATTTGCATTATTCATTTCATTATATCCTCTAATTCTACTTTGTTTACACAAATTTTTAAGTTCATCTACACTGTGATATTTATTGATAATAGTCGAATTAAAATTAAGACCTTTCTCTGTAATTTCCATTTTATGATAAGGCATCATTTTATAATAATATGTAAATCTAAAATTAGGGTCTTTTTTTTCACGTCTGATTGTTAGTACAGGTCTTGTATCCCACCATATTCCTCGTCTGTATTTATGATTCCACCAAAAAAATTCAAAGCCCATAGCTACAAACATACATCTTTCCTGCAAATTATTTCCACTTTTGTTATTATATAATTCTTTTATTTGATTAATTACTGAAGTAAATAATAGTTTGTTGGATATGATTCGAATTTTTTCTTGAATTTCATCTGGTAAATCATAAAATAAGTTCCTCATTTTTATTATTATTAGATTTTTGTTCTTTAAATAATAAAAAACATTAAATTATGTATTCTGGAAATGGTTTTCAAACAAATGTGTGGGGTGCACCAATGTGGTTATGTTTACATATAATATCACTTAATTTTAAGCCAGAATTAAGAGATGGTTATAAACAATTTTTCAATTCACTTCAATTTGTCTTACCATGTGGTGCTTGCAGAGAAAACTATGCAAATATAATTAAAAATATATTACCACTAAATGATAAAGTATATAAATCACGAAAATCACTTGCAAAATGGTTATTTCTAGTACATAATCAAGTTCAGAAAGATATATATATCAAAAGTAAAAAAGAAAATGATAAACCAAAATATAGTGATTCTAATGAAGATTTCAAGAAAGCAATGGAATTTTATGAAGGGTTTAGAGCTAAATGTATAAAAGACCAATATGGTTGCATAAAACCTTTAAAAGGTTTCAGAAAACGTACCAAAATAGACATTGTAAAATTTGTTAAACCACGTATACGTAATGCTATTGTAAATATATAAAGTTGAATGTATATTTAGTAGAATTACTTTATGTATTGATATTAAGAATGAAAAATTATATATTTGTTTCATATTTTTGGGGAAATGAGAAATATAAAAATTTTTCTTTACGTTGGAAAAACGCTTGTAAAAAAATTGGTGTTGATTATTATGTTGCTGAAATGCAACAATTTGCAAAACCTGGTTTATATCAAATAGGTATCAATTATAAGCCTAAATTTATTTTAGATATGTTATTAAAATTTCCAAAAAAAGCCGTTATATATACTGATATAGATACAATATTACATAGAGAACCAACTTTATTCGAAAATAAACAAGATGTAGATATGATGTGTTTAAATTGGAATTATGACCCTGCATTAGTATCAAATAACTGTTTTGATCCTTTAGTAATGGAAACTGCTGGTCCTGTTTTCTTTTTTAATAATACAAATCCTGTAAAGAAAGTATTAAGATTATGGTATAATTCATTAAATCAACCACAATATGCTAAATGTGCGGATGATAGAGTTTTAGGTATAGTATTTCATTCACACAAATTAATAAATAGTATAAGAGTTCAATGGTTGCCTATTGAATACTTGTATTTTTCTCAATTTTTTTCACATTTAAAGCTTGATAAAAAAACAATTGTCATTTCACATCCAGAATCAATGACTTCAGAAGATTTAGCACATAAATTAGGTTCTGCAGTTGATCGAATACCTCAAGATTATAAAGTTCAATATTCTGTTAGAAATAAAGCAAAAAAATTGATTTTGAATTATTCAACAGAACCTCTATCCTTAGAAAAACGTTTAAAAAAAGTTGGTTTTAAATTTTTTAAATCCTTTGAATTGCCTAAAAATCTCAAAACAACTAAACTTGTTAAATTCAACATTGATTTAGATCCTCAAGAAATAATCAAATTATGGAAAACTAATTATTGTGATGTGATAATTGGTAATTATACTAGAAATATTGATTTAGATATAGGAACAACTGCACATAATGATAATGGAATACTAAAATTTAAATTACCTTATGAAAATGCAGGAATTTATTTGAAATGCACTGATACTACATACACATTTGTAAAGCAATGGAGTCTAAATTACAATGAATCAAAACATACACTTAAGACATTTCAAGATACCTTCAATTCTAATGCAACATTCCGCATGAGATTACGATATGAAAATATATCTTGATAATTTATGACCCCTGTTGATATGTTATATGATTATCAATTAGATGATTTATTAAATAAAAATAGTAGTACACTAATTACTTCTTCAAGATTACAAAAGATTACAACCTTATATTCACTTGGTATTCATCGTGTTGATTATGATGCAATTCCGCTTTATAAAGATGCATCAACACAAACTTCTATACAAAAAGAGCGCAGATATATTAATGCCCGTAAATTAAACAGAACTAATACTAATACTAATACTAATACTAATACTAATATTAACACTAACACTAATCAATATTCAAAAAAAATGAAAAATGCTTTTTTAACAGATGCAAAATTTTCATGTGTTGAAGTAAAAAGAAATGTGGAAATAAATAATCAATTGTTTATATCTAATAAACGAATAGGTTATAGAAGAGGTCCAGATATCACACTAAATAAATTAATAAAATCAACTGCATATTCACCACATATTGTTTCTATTTATCCTCACATATATAACTCTATATTTATTAACATTGAACCATTAGATGATGATGATGATGATCCAATGTATATTGATTTTGATATTGAAAATTCAACAGAATTTTTTTATTCCACAGATGTTTATATATATAAACATGCTAACTACAGTTTATTTATAAAAAATGAATATGATAATTATTTACTAGTGTCAGATTCAAAATATCATTTTCAAGTACTTTCATATTTAAATAATAATTACATACAAACTCAAGTTACAGAAGGCAATAAAGGAAATAAAGGTAAAATGAAAACATTTGAAAATTTATCAGGTCAAACAATTGATTTGCTTACTGGTAATCACATAGAATACAGTAAAGAAACACATTTAACAGATAATGAACAAATAGCAATGATAACAACAATAAATGATGGACAATCACAATTACCATTTGATATTAATTTAAATAGTAGAGGATTTTACAAATTATTTCAAAATTTTAATGAGGTTATTACTTATTCAATACTAGATTTTGCAAGTACCTCAAGTTCTAAATTATTTTATAAACAATTTGAAATAATAGATGATAGTATTGTTCTAAATACACATAACCCTGGTGATGATATCTACTCATCAACTCTTACAAAAATAGATCGTAATAATTTTGAACTTGTTTCAGTAATTAGACAATACAAAACGTTAAGAATTGAAGCAGCAAAATATTCTTTTCATGAAATTGAACTTAACACTTCTGACTTAGGAAACAATGATTTATATTTAGAATTTGATACTAGTTTACCATATGATACAAATTTTATTAATAGTATTAATACTGAAGTATTTGAACCAGAAGGTATAATAATTATAAAAATTATAAGTGATGAAACAAGTTTCAATTTATTAACTTTTGATTCTGAAAGTAATACAAATTATCAAATTATTGGCTCGAAAAACATCAATGTAGATTATTGTTATTATGTTCCTGATGAAGGTGAACCTTTTTACTATGGATATACTTTATCAAATGAATCAGAATCAGGAACAAGATATATATATGTTAAATATAAATTTTCATCTATATTAATTGAAAATGGCAAAAAAATGGTTACATTAAATGTATTTTCTAATTAAATAGTGCATATTTCTTTCTTTATATTAGACATGGAAGTAGCTATAGAAGAACTTACAGATACTCAGCTTATATTTGAACTTCATAAGCATGGTTTAGACTCGGATGGTCATAGAAGAGAAAAAATACGCAAATTACATTCACATGGTATTAAATATTCTTATATAAATAGCAAGCGTACAAATAAATCAAAATCAGATGCTCATTTAGCACAAACATCATTAGTTGCACCTAGACATTTACCATCAAGCTCTAGAAGAACATTGAATTATAATTCACAACCAATTAATTTTACACAAGTTAATGTTAATAACATTAATAGTAATTCTAGTATCAAAAAAACAAATGCAAATTTGATAACTGATGCACTTTATTCAAACTTGGAAATTAATGATACTCTAGTTGTTCATAATAATATAAAAGTTGGTGGTATATCAATACTTTCTAATTATAGTGATATTAATGTAGAAAACACAGATAATCAAATACCATTGCATTTTGATGGTAGATATAATGACTATAATATTAATTTTTGTGTAATTCATTCAATACCAACATTCACAGTTCTTGAGTCAACACCAACTCTAACAATAACAGAACCTACTCCAACTCTAACAATAACAGAACCTACTCCAACTCTAACAATACCAACACCATCAATGACAGCTACACTTACTGAACAAACACCATCAATGACAGCTACAATAACAGAAACACCATCAATGACAATAACACAACCTAGTCCCACTCTAACAATTACAGAACCTACACCAACATTAACAATAACAGAACCTACACCCTCAGTTACAATAACAGAACCTACACCCTCAGTTACAATAACAGAACCTACACCCTCAGTTACAATAACAGAACCTACACCCACAATTACAGAAGTAACACCTACAATCACCCATTCATGGATAAATATGAATAATATTGCAAATGTTTATTTCGTTTCTAGTAGAAATATTCCATTTAGACCTAAGATTCTTAACCTTGCTATTTATACAGATTTATTTATATCAAAAGATTCAAGTAAAACACCTACAATAACAACAAGCAATACAATAACAGAACCTACACCAACTCTAACAATTACAGAACCTACACCATCTTTAACAATTACAAATAGTCCAACAATAACAGAACCAACCCCTACAATTAGTAATACAATAACAGAACCAACCCCTACAATTAGTAATACCATGACTAATACATCAACAGAACCAACACCTACAGTTACAATACCAACTCCAACAATCAGTCATACATTCACAGCAAGTATATCAGTACCAACACCAACAATTAGTGATACGTTCACAACAAGTATATCAGTACCAACACCAACAATTAGTGATACATTCACAACAAGTATATCAGTACCAACACCAACAATTAGTGATACATTCACAACAAGTATATCAGTACCAACACCAACAATTAGTGATACATTCACAACAAGTATATCAGTACCAACACCAACAATTAGTGATACATTCACAACAAGTATACAGAATCAACAAATTTATAATCCAAACTTAATTGTCCCTATAACAGCAAATGAATTGATATCTGGTATGAAAGGTTATATTAAATGTATAAATGTTGGATCAACTGTACATTTGCAATTTGATCAACGTTTCAAATTTTCATCAATGTATGATGATCTTTATTTAAATAATGGGGATAGTACCATTATTACTCTTGAAAATAATGATAAATTAGTACTAAATTTTTATGTCATTGATAATACTGCTATAGGTATATACATTGTAGTTGCACCAGATAATTCAAATTTATTAGTTAAAGGACCTATAGGTCTACAAGGTGATATTGGTGAGTCAATAAATTTTGATGATGTAAATGAAACTGTTAAGGATAGAATTATTAGTTCTGTTAGTTCTAAATTAGATATTAGTTCATTTCGAAATATACCACCAATTAGTGAAGCTGATGTTGGTAAATTAATAAAAGTTGATAGTGTTGATCCTGATGGAAAAGTAAATTTTACATTGCTTCCAGATACTTTTTCAAATAACATGAAGACAATAGACATGATAAAAAATAGTAATGAAGATTATACTTTTGATTTTGATGAAATTAACAGAGTAAGTGTATATCAAAAAGTAATTCATAGAATTGAATTATTTTCTTCACATATAACTATTTCTGGAAATGTTGATGGAAATAATTCTTGTATTGGACATTCTGGTTATATTACAATAATAAATAGATCAGGCAATAATTGTAATGTTAATTTCTTAGATAATGGATTTATATTTCAAGATAATGATTCTGATTACAGTGGTAGCCATGACTCTGCTACTATTCATGTATATGATTTCACAATTATTACAAACAAGCAAACTATAATTTCTAAATTTGCAAATAGCGTGTATGTAGATGAAGTTGTCATAACACCGTCAATTACAATAACTCAAGTTACACCAACAATAACTGAAGTTACACCCACAATAACTAATCCAACACCTACACAAACAATAACTCACACATGGATAAATATGAATAATATTGCAAATGTTTATTTTGTTTCTAGTAGAAATATTCCATTTAGACCTAAGATTCTTAGCCTTGATGTCAATACAGATTTGTTTATATCAAGAGATCCAAGTATAACACCTACACCCTCAGTTACAATAACAATACCTACACCAACAATCACACAACTAACACCAACTTTAACAACAACAATAACAAAACCTCCTCCTACAATAACAATACCAACACCAAGTTTTACAATAACAATACCTACACCAACAATAAGTTATACAATTACACCAACAATTACAGAACCTACACCTACAATGAGCACTACAATTACACCTACAATTACAGAACCTACACCAACAATGAGCACTACAATTACACCTACAATTACAGAACCTACACCTACAATAACTTATACTCTTACACACACCATAACACAATTAACACCAACAATCAGTGCAACAATCACAGAACCAACACCAACAATCAGTGCAACAATCACAGAACCAACACCAACAATAACAGAACCTACTCCTACAATGACTCATTCATGGATAAATATGGATAATAATGCAAATGTTTATTTCATTTCTAGTAGAAATATTCCATTTAGACCTAAGATTCTTAACCTTGATGTCAATAGAGATTTATTCATTTCTCGTGACAAAATACCTATTACATTTACCCCAACAATAAGCACAACAATTACAGAACTAACACCAACATTTACTCCAACAATGAGCACTACAATTACAGAACCAACACCAACATCAACTCTAACATTCACTATGACAATAACTGAACCAACACCAACAATCAGTGATACATTTACTATAACATCTACACCAACAATAACAGAAGTAACACCTACAATGACCCATTCATGGATAAATATGGATAATAATGCAAATGTTTATTTCGTTTCTAGTAGAAATATTCCATTTAGACCTAAGATTCTTAACCTTGATGTCAATAGAGATTTATTCATTTCTCGTGACAAAATACCTATTACATTTACCCCAACAATGAGCACTACAATTACAGAAGGAACACCGACATTTACTCCAACAATGAGCACTACAATTACAGAAGGAACACCAACATTTACTCTAACAATGAGCACTACAATTACAGAACCAACACCAACATTTACTCCAACAATGAGCACTACAATTACAGAACCAACACCAACTATCAGTGATACATTCACTATAACACCTACAATAACAATAACAGAACCTACTCCTACAATGACCCATTCATGGATAAATATGGATAATAATGCAAATGTTTATTTTGTTTCCAGTAGAAATATTCCATTTAGACCTAAGATTCTTAACCTTGATGTCAATAGAGATTTATTCATTTCTTCTGACAAAATACCTATTACATTTACTCCAACAATGAGCACTAC